GTCGATCATGTAGTCAGTCAGCGAATCCGTCGGAGCCTGAAGGTAGATCGTCTTCTGCTTGAGATCCGCGCCTGCGATCTTGCGAAGGTACTTCGTCGGCAAATTCAAGACCGCGCTTGCCGAGAAGCCAGTCACGCCAGAGATCGCCGCCGCAAGGAGATTGGTCGAGGGATACGTTGCGAAAACGGCTTGGCTCGATGTCTCGACTCCTGACGAATTGATTCGATGGAGATGAACGTGATCGCTATCGACTCCGATCGTCACGGAGATATCGCTTGAGATTGTTGATTGAACGGAGACAGCGTTGTCGTAGCCTACTCCGACGAATCGAACGTGCTCGACTGGATTCTGCTTCAGAGCGATTCGATCTGCGCCGTATGTATCGTGCCACTCGTAGTATCGCTGAGAGACAAAGTTCCGAGCGCAATATCGCTGAATGTATTCACTCGCTCGGTCGATCAGGCTCTCCATCAGCGCGTCGTCGGTCGTCGTCGTCACGCCGAGATACACTTTGAGGCTTGTCAAGGTCGTCAGCGAGTTCGTTGCTACTGCCATCGGCTCTCCTTGCCTTCTTCTTCGGCGTTTGAATCAATCGAGTCGAATCCACGAAGAGCGGAGCAGGCTCGACGACGTGCCTCGCGTAGCCTTTTGAGACGAGGATCTTCGCGACATCTGGAGTCACATTCACGATCGTTCCGGGCCGAAGATCGCGCCGACCGACGCCGTTCTCATGGATCGCACAGTTGCGAAGGACGATCAGAATGTCATGCATTCGGTCGGCCTCCCGTCGCTGTGGAAGTCGGAGAGATACTGCATGATCGCTCGACAGTCTTCAGCAGGCCACGTCACGACATTCTGGAGATGTCCGATTCGAACTCGCGGACAGAGGCAGATCTTCCGTCCACCATCGCGGAGACGATTCCAGAAGTGAATGTCGTCGTCGACGCGGCCATCTCCCCAGTTGCCGTTCTTGTTCGGAACGCCGAGGAAGAACGGCCTCGGGAGATCGCGAATCGCATCGAGGCGAATCAGCGTCAGGCCGAAGTGTCCTGTGTTCATTTCGAGCGCGTCTGTGTAGAGGCGATCTTCCGTCATTTCCTTGAGCAGCGTTCCGTCTCCATTCTTAATCGAGAAGAGCGGAAGATTTTTGTCTCGTCCGATCTGAAGCGGACAGAGCGCGGCGACATCTGGCCGCGTTTCCATCACTTGCCACAATCGGATGATGTCCTCAGCGTCGAAAATTGAATCGTAGTCGACCGTCAGAACGTACTTCACGCCTTCCATCGTGAGGCAAGTTTCGAGAAGACGTTCGAGGCATTGCCCCCAGAAGACTCCGGTCGCTCGCGTGACATCAAAGCCAAGCGAGGCCGCCGCATGATGGAGAACGCCTTGAGTGTCTGTCCAACAAACGCGCGGAAGCGACATGATGCAATGAATGTCGCGCATCGGAGGATTTGGAAACGGTCGCGCAAACTTGCGAGCGACGACTGAGATCTTCGTCTTCGTTTCGTTCCATGCCCATCCATTCTTCCCGCGAGACACTTCGAAGCCTGCGAGATTCAGAACGCGCGAGAGTTTCTCGCGATTCCAAAGCGACTTCGCGCCTTCACCGATGAGCATCTTCTCCGTCTCTGGCTCGCCGTCGTTGTAGGCTTTCATCACTCCGTCAAGATCAGGCACTTCGAGCCGGAGTTCGCCTCCGTCTTTGAGTTGCGATGCGATTGAGCGAAGCCATGGAATCGCGTCCTCTGTGCGAATTTGCGTCAAGCCCGAGCCGATGTCCGCGCCGTCCTTCAGTTCTTCCATGATGTCTCCTTGCCGTAAGGCTCTGGAATGATAGAGGGGAGACGGACGTGCCGCCTCCCCACCGGAAAAAGAAAGAGGCTCGATCATCCTTGAGCGTAGATATCCGTGCCGCGCTCAAGTCCTGTCGTCAGGCCATCAACCGGATTGAGAAGCGTTGCCACCAAGAAAGTTCTTCCACTTCCTGTCCCGCACTTGGCTTTGAGATATCGCTTCTTCCCTTGAAGATTGATATCCCAAATGACTTTTGCTTTCGTCGTTGAGTTCGTCGCCGTCGTTAGCGTGTAGTCGACTCCGGCAACAATGTTCGGAATCGGCGTGTACGTTGAGTTGTCGTCTGAATGCTCAACAAAGACATTTGTGTTCACAACGACATTCGTCGCGTGAGCGCAGATGATTCGGCAGAATCGAAATCCCTGCGTATCAACTGTTCCCTCGACCGTGCCGCCAGAGTTTTCCGCCATCACGACGGTTTTGATGTTTTGAACGTCTCGCATTTTTCCTCCAAAGAGAGAGGGGAGGTTGCCCTCCCCTCTCGCACTTATTCAGAAGATCAGAGGGACACGCCGGAAACTGCGCCTTGTTGGGTCAATGTTTCGATTCCATCCGAAGCATTGCTCAGATCACAAGTCACAAGCAGCGAATCGCCAGAGTGCGCTGTGTACGTGACCTTGAGATATCGCTTGCGGCCTCGAAGATCGACGTTGTAGATCATCTTGGCGACGTTCGTCGCGATAGCGGCAGTCGATGAGATCGGGCTTGGAGTTGAGCCGGAAATGGTGACGTAATTTGTCGAAGCATCTACGTCAGCCTCTGCGAGAACGTGATTCGAAACGACCGTGGTCGGAGCGACTGTAGTGGCGCACCCGAAGATCGAAATCGTTGCGTATCCGAAGCCTCGCGTGTCGAACGCAGACGTGATCTGCGTGACGGTTGTTCCACTTCCACCGCCAACGATGGTTTTTGCAATGTGTCTCATGTGTGTGTTCGTCCTTTGGATCAGAGGGTCATCTTGATCATTGCGCCAGACGCCGACGACGATCCGACGTTCGCGCAAACGATGTCAACGCGCTCGGTTCCACGAACGACGCGCTCGTCTTGCTCGAAGGCGTTGAGAGCGGAGTCGCTGAACGCGATCGAGGTCGCGCGGCGATCGCCGAGATAGCAGGCTTGCGAGAGGTCGCCGATGTAAGCGAAGACTGCGCCTGCGCCTTCGGTTGCCGAAATCACTTGCGTGTATTCGACTGGATATCCGAAGAATCGAGGCTCGCGAATTCCTGCGGTCATCTCTGCGGCAGTAACGCCGCCTGCGGACAATGCGAGACGCTCGAAAACGCCGGAGTATGCTGCTCGCGAGCAGTAAATCTTGACGTTCCCGCGTTGGTAGGCCCATTGCGGCAACTTCTTGAATCCTGCCGAGAGTTCAAGAACCGTAACGCCAGAGTATGCAGTCTGGCCGCCGTCGCTGATTTGGTAGGTCGAATCGGAGAGCGCAGTATTCAGGCCGACCACGCCGCCGTATGTCGACGTGCCGTCGCCGTTGAAGCCTGCGTCGTCTTCCTTGAAGGCGAACTGGTACGCGATTTCATTCGCGACATCGCTCGCAAGGTCGATGATCGAGTCTTCGAGAAGTTCGTTCGAGACAGTCGTGAGCGCGGTCAACTTCTTCGCGACGAGTTGCACGTTGTCGAAGCCCATCGTTGACTCGGTCGCGGCGATCGCTTCGCCGACCCAGTATGCGGTGAGGCCCGTATTCTTGCGAGGAATGCGGAGCGTGTCCGAGGTCATTCGGTAGATCTTCGCGTTGCGGCGGAATACGCCGTATTGCTCGCGAAGCGTGACGAGTTCAGCGGCCATCTCGTCAGGGACGAGGAAGCCACCTTGCGAGTTCACGCCTTCCGTGTGAGCCTTGATCGTGATGCCGAAGTTCTTGCAATTCTCGACCGACTTCTTGTGACCGAGAGTTGCGAGACACCAAGTGCCGAACTTCCAAGCCATCTCCTTCGAGGAGAACGCCTTGCGGCCTGCGCTGTACACGCGAGCGCGTTCCCAAGGCTTCTCGTCGACGTTGGCGACTGCCGAGAGGCCGCGCGGCATTGCGTCGAGACGAGAAGAGACTTCGCGACGGATCGACTTCGACATCTGTTCCTTCTCCTCATCGCTCATCATGTCGGTCGACGGAGCAGCGGCAGCGATCGTCACGTCGAGCGTGTCTGGATCGACGGCCATGCCTTCAGCATCGGTAATCATGTAGCCTTCGAGGATGAGTTTCTTCTGCATTGCCACGCCGTCCGCACCCTTGATGCGAGCGGCCTTTTCAAGCGCGTTCTTGAACTGATCGAGATTCATCGTTTTCATGTCTGTACCTTTCGAATTCAAAGAGACAACTCTTCTCTTCCGAGCGAGGCCGCGTTTCAAGCGAATTGCCGTGAGCGAAGGCCGAACGGTCAGAGCCAGAGTCGACCGCGAGCGCGAGCAATTTCGCGCTCTACGGTTTCAGAGAGCATGATCGACCGCGCCGCCTTTGTAGATGAGTGCGCGGGAATCGAAATAGAAACGACTGTCCGCTTCGGAGGCTCGATGCCAAACCATTTACGCGCCGAAGCAGGAGAGCAAATGCCCTTCTTCACGGCTGTGATGAGTGCTTCCGGATTCGCTTGCAATGGAGCGAGCGAGACTTCGAGCAACTTCCACCGCGAGTAGATCGTCTTCACATCCTCGCCGTATTTCTTCTTGTCGATGTCGGTCGCGCGGCGCACTCCTCCGGCCTCTGGAACGTATCCGATCGAGACAGCGCGAACGATGCCTTGACCGACGAGAGCAGCGGCGACCTCTGGGAAGAAATCGCCAGAGTATCCGTCAGGCCGCTTCGCGAAGACGAAGTCGCCGACGATGTCGCGCTCTCGACGCTTGAGGCCGACCGTCGTTCCGACTGGCTCGGCGTAGTCGTGATTCCAGAAGAGCGTTGGATTCTGCTCGAACTCCTTCGAATTCATTCCGGCAGGGATCAAGACTTCGCCATCGCGATCAAGCGTCTCTGCCGTGATGATCGCGGTAAATCCCTTCGCCGTCGAAGTGAGTTCCGCGCCGAGTGCCTTCCGCTTGAGATCGTTCATCGCATGATCCTTTCGACTTGCGCGTCAATCGCTGCAATTTCTTCTGCATTCTCCGCGATGATCTGCCGAAGATTCTCTGCTTCCGCTTCGGCGAGTTCGCGCTCTGCTTGTTGCATTTCTGCTTCGAACTCGTCATCGAGCCGAGGCTGAAGAGCGCATCGGCAATTTGGATGCAGCGGAGGCCCGTCGATCGCTTCGTAATCCGCGACCATGATTCCTCCGTCCTTGCCGATGATCTCCGAGCCTTCACCGTAGAAAGAGTCTTCGAGGCCGACAGCGTTCTTCGAGAACGCATCGCTCGCGGCCTCACAG